ATCCACGGCGCGATCTCGGGGGAGGGCAGCCACACGTTGCCTGCCTCGACCAGCGGGGAGACCGCCGCGGCGCGGGCTTCCTTCCCGCCCCTCGGTGTCGGGTCCTCGGGGACGATGCCGGGCACGGTCCGCGACAGCATCGAGATCACGGCCGGGCCGTTGGCCTTGTCCTCGACGAGCTTCAGGACCGCCTGCGGCCACCGGGCCGCGAGCTGCTTGAACTGGCGCACGGTCTCCACGAAGTCCATCCGGCCGTGGACCTGGTCGAGGAGGAACGCGTCCGCGCCGCGGCGCATCCACACCTGGCCGGCCACGAAGTCGGTGCCCTCGGTGCCCTTGAACGTCATGTCCCAGCTGATCATCAGGTCGTCGTAGCCGACCACGGTGCGGGCGCCGTTGTCCTGCTCGATCCAGGGCGGCACGTCGTACTCGGCCCAGTGGTCGCGTTTGAACATGTTGCCCTCGGCCGAGGTCGGCCGGCCCTGGTACAGCGCGTTCCAGGTGCGTGACCCGACCCGGGTCTTGATCGCCTCCCACTGCGCCGGCGTACGGCCACGCGCGGACTCCAGGAACTCGCCCGGCTCCCGGCCGAGCGGGTCGGTCTCGCCCTTCTCGGGGTCGTGGTCAGCCTGCGCCGGAATCCGCAGCACCTGCCACAGATGCCCGTCCTCGGCAGCCAGGAGCCGACCGGCCAGGTCGTCCTCGTGCCAGCGGGTCAGGATCAGCACCACCGGGGCTCCGGGGGCGAGGCGGGTCGAGGCCACATCGGTCCACCAGTCCCACACAGCCTGCCGGTAGGTCTCAGAGTCGGCCTCGCGACGGTCCTTGATCGGGTCGTCGATCACCATCAGGTCCGCGGGCCGGCCGGTGAGGCCAGCGCCGATGCCCACACTGACGAGGCCGCCGTCGTGACCGGCGAGCTGCCACTCCGAGGCGGAGCCGTTGTCGGCAGCCAACGCCAGGCCGAGGTCGGGGTGGGAGCGGATCAGGTTGCGGATCGAGCGGCCGTTACGGTTCGCCAGGCCCTGGCCGTACGAGGCGCCGACGACCCGGGTCCAGGGCCGGTGCTTGAGGACCCAGACGATGAAGTCCTTGGCGACCCGGGTGGACTTGCCTTCCTGCGGGGGAAGCTCGACGATCAGCCGGCCGTCGGGCCGATCGAGGACGGCCTGGAGCTCGAGGTCGATCAGCTGCAACGCGGGGGTCTCGACGGTCGCAGGGTTGAGGCGCTTGGCGAGGGTGCCGGGGGTGCGCCACGACTGCTCGTCGTGCTGCTCGCGGATGGGGTCCGGGGCCCGGAGCTCGAAGGCTCGGGCGGCGTGCTCCCACACGTTGAGGGGCTCGGCGGTGATCGACATGAGCACCGCCTCCTGCGCTACTCCGGTGATGGGTTCGGTCGTCGCTCGCTCATCACGAGCAGGGCCAGTAGTGCGAGAGCGATCGTCGTGGTCAGGCCGGCGAATGCCGACCACCACACGCTGCCGCTCGCGACGGCCACGGTGGCCACGATCGTGGCTGAGATGCCCAGCACGGCGATGACCAGCACGGCGTACTGGATGCGACGGTCTTGCCGAGCGTCCGCACCCTGCCGGATCTGTAGCTCAAGCATCGCGCGCTGAGTGTCGGCGATCTGCCCCTGCAGCTCGAGCGCACGGACCTCGCGCTCTATGCGCTGCCGCTCAGGAGCGAACCTTGTCTCGGCGATTGATTCAGACAGCCGGGCGAGCTGCTCTTGACGCTCGCGCTCCTCTTCGGCCATCTTCCGCAACACCATCGAGACTACGGCCTGGTTGGCCTGCCACTTCCGGACCTCGGCTGAGTCGCCGAGTAGCCCTGCAGGCAGGTTCCGCAAAGGGTTGAGGAACTTCGGGTTGCCGAGAAACTCGACCGAGATCCTGCGCCTGAGAGGGGTGTCCTCCCCGCCCGTGTCCTCAGCATCGGCGCCTTGATCCTCGGTCACGAACACCATCATCGCGGGTCGCGCCGACAGTGCGGAGCTGAGCGTGCGAGAACCCGCGTCCATCCGGATTTGGAGACACGGGTTCAAGAGGGATGAGACACCATCGGCCCCAGCAGTGTCAACAACCCCGGCTGCAACTGGGCTGTGTCACAACTCCTCCAGCCGGCCGTTGACCCGTCGCACCCAGCCGGTTCCGGCCGCATCCGTGAACTCGATCGCCACGCCGACCTCGACGTACGGGCCTTTCCCCTGGCGCTCGTACTCCGCCTTCAGGCTGACAAGCCGGCGACTCGACACGGAAGGCGTATCCGGCTCGCGATCGGGCGGGACCAGCCCGAGGAAGATCGGCCCCTCCACCTCGACAACCTCGTCGTCATCCTCGGACCACGCCTTAGGCGGGCCCTGCAGTGGGCGAGCGAAGCACCGCACCCACACGTCGTAGACCGGTACCTCGGAGGCGTTGCGAACGAAGAGCTGGATGGATGCCCACTCCTCGGTGTCTGACGTTGCCGGGTGGATCACGGTCTCCTGCCAGACCGAGATGAGGGCGGCCTGAGCCCGACGGGTGAAGGAGATCTGTGTGCGGAATGACTTGTACGCCAGCCACGCGGCGATGCTCGCAGCGATGAACGCGGCTGATGTGGCCACGGCGTTGACCCAGTCAGCCAGGGAGCCGGGTTCGAGGACGTGGGCGTACGCGACGACGAGCATGACGGCTCCAGAGACGAACATCGTGAACGCGACCAAGTCGAGCATGAGAGTGTCAGGCACGCGGGTCGCGCGCATTCCGTTCCCTCTGAATCATGCCGCCACGGTATCGAGCAACGCCGACAGCCGTGACCGACTGACACCCAACCGCTTCGCCGCCGCCACCGGATCCTCACCGGCCTCGACAGCACGCCGCCACGCCAGCTCCTCCACCAGCTCGTCCAGCAGCACAGCCGCCCGGGCCGGATGGATCCGCAGCTGCTTCGCAACCCGACGAGACGCCGGCTTGATCCGCCGGCCCGCGGCCACCTCGGCCAGCACAACACGCCGCCACGTCGACTCCTGGGCAGCCCGGGCCTGCCGCTCCTCGGCGGCCGCGATCATCCGCTCCACCGTGTCGTTCGCCGCGGCCACGACGTCCGGCCAGTAGACGAGCCGCAGCCCCCACCTGGCCCCAGGCCGCCACTCGCACAGGCCCGCGACCTTGCCGCGCTCGAGCCACTTCCTGACCAGCGAGTCAGTGATGTGCACGCCGACGACGTCGGTGACGGTCTCGGCCGCAGCGGTGATGTGGATCCACCCGTGGCCCTCGCTGTCGACCAAGTCGCGGCGTACGGCGGTCACGTATTCCCCAACGTCGTACACCTTGCGGCAGCCCGGGCACTCCCAGGACCGGCCGGCCCTCGGGTCGTCGAGTCCACCCTGCCGATCGACGCACTCCGCGCAGGGCCGCCGGGCCGCAGCGATCAACGAGGCGGACGGGCCGCGCGCGGCCGCCAGGTCCTGCTCGTTGACCTCGACCTCAGGATAGGAGCCGACGATCCGGAGCCAGTCTTGCCCCATCTGCTGCCGGACTAGGGCACGGTGCAGCTCGACGCGGGCGGCGGTCTTGTGGCGGCACCGCTTCGGGTCGCGGAACCGGCGGACGAGCTGGTCGCCGCACTCGAAGCACTCGACGCCGCGCTCGGGCTCCTGCTCGTCGTGCAGGGCCCGCTCGAGGCCGGCGCGCAGGGTGCGGATCTGGCGGGTGAAGGCCAGGAAGTCCGGGCCCTTGCCGTCCTGGCCGTTGGCCATGACGTCGAGCTGCTCACTCAGGTAGCGCAGGGCGCCGGCGACGGTGGCGCGTGGTGCCCGGGGGTGGCCGAACCAGGCGCGCCAGATGTCTTCCCACTGGGCGAGCACGGCGAGTGGCGGGACGGGGTCGCGGGTCCTGCCGTTGCGGCCGATTGCGTGGTCTTTGGCGGTGTGGCGGGAGACGCGGACCTGGTCAAACCGCACGGCGGGGCCGCGGAGGACCTGGGCGGTGCCGCCTGGGATGGGTGCTGCGCCGACGAGTTGGCCGTCGTGGCCGCCGGCGATGGCTTCGGTGGCGAGGTCGGCGTAGTCGCGGCCGAGCTCGACCAGGTCGCCGCGGATCTTGCCGATGCAGTCGGGGCAGGTGTCGGGGTGTTCGAGGGTGGCGTGTTCGCGGCCGCAGATGTGGCAGTGGGGTGCGGTGCAGGGTGCGCAGCCTCGGCCGGCGGCGGGGCAGTCGCCGGTGGCTGGTGCTGGCTGCTGGGTGGGGCAGTCGTCACGGTGCTCGGTGGTCACGCGCTGGGACAGGGCGCGGTCGTAGTGGCAGCGCGGCGGGCGGCGGGTCTCGGTCATGCAGTCTCCGGGGTGAAGGGCTGGGCGGGGTAGTACCAGAGCGGGATCCGCTGGCCACCGGCGTGGAGCGCCGGGCCGAGCAGTTCGGCCTGGACGACGAGGCCGGGGCCGTCGGTGGGGCCGAGGTCGGTGATCACGTGCACGACGTCCGGTGCGCTCATCGCGTACCGTCCCGCCCATGAACGCTCTCCTCATAGGAGGCATCGGAGCCCCCGAGCTGCTGCTCCTGCTCATCTGGCTGCTGATGGCGGCGGGCATCGTCGCGCTGGTGGTCTGGATCGTTCGCCGCAGCCGCGGCTGACAACTGCGCCTCGAGCTCGGCGAGGACCTCCCGGCGCAGCCGGCCGCAGCCTCTACGCTCACCAGCCATGTGGACCTGGCTGACCGGAGCTGCCGGCATCGTCGCCGCAGCTACCCTCGGATGGTTCCTCCAGCAGGTCGCCGGCCGCGGCATCCGGTGGCGCGCGCTGACCCTCGCCGGCCACGAGCTCGACATCGCCGCCAAGCTCAGCCCCCGCGACCCACACGCGCGGGCCCTTCGACATCGAGCCGCCAAGCGCCTGGAGAAGTACCTCGGCGAGACCTCGGAAGACCAACGCGACCTACGCCGCGAGCACCTGTTCAACCTCGCGGTCGGATCATTCGCCCTGGCGTACTCAGTGACGGGCCTTGTGGTTGGTGGGAAGTTCCTCCCGCCATGGGTTCCCGGCTGGTTCGAGTGGGTCTTCGTCGTCTCCGTTCCAATTTCGATCGCAATGATCTTGATGTCGGCGATTGGGCTCATGCGACGACCTCCCCAGGCACCGTCTCGCCCAGCCGCCGGAACTCCTCCGGCACCACCGTCAGCGCTAGCACCCGCTGCTCGTCGGAGAGCGCAAGCCGGTCGAGCACCGCGCGGACCACGGCCGCCAGCTGGGCGCCGGCCGACTCCGCCAACCTGACCCGCCGCTCCTCGATCCCCACGTCCACACACGTCTTCGCGACCTTCAACAGCCGGTCCCGCTCGTCGGCGTACAGCCGCACCCAGACGGAGTCGCCGGCGACGTGCCCGAGTTCCAGGTCGGCCACCACCGCACCCAGCCACTGCACCGCACCCGCCGTCCGATGCAGCTCCTCGAGCAGCGCCGTGTGCGGATCGATCTCCCGGGGCAGGCCGAGCGTCTCGGCCTCGAGCACAGCGCGACGGAGAAGGAGCCGCTGCTCGGCCGCCGCCTGGACCTGAGGCGCTGACCCGCCATGGGTCGAGCACACGGAACCACCCCTGATGGGTCGGTTGCCACAGGGGAGACCCCGGCCGTTGTGACCCGTGCACTTGTCGGGGTCGTGGACGTGGCCGCACTTCGGGCAGGGCTCGCTGGTCATGAGGAGGCTCCGGGCGGGGGCCCTACCCGG